TCTAATGATCTTCGATCTCAATATAATCAACGCACTCTCTTCGGGGTTCGGTTATTACCGGACACGTGAGGCCGACTTCAATGCACTATTCCGCGGTGTTAACGAGAGCGTTCTATCTGCTTGGTTTACAGAATTAAATACTCATTTCCCCGCATTTCGTACAAGAAACTCGAGAGGAGTAGACGAGGCACCGATGCTCGTAGTCTCGCCTCTCTCTGAAAACGTCACTCAAACAATAATCGGGGATTACGATTCTCGGAACGCTAGCGGTGTCGGGATAGATTCATACCTCGTTCGCGAGACTGTCGAGATCATGATACTCGCTAAATCTCCCGACATGGTGCGCGTCTATCAAGTACTTACAAGAGCGTCGATTGCTATTGCAAGGAGACCACTACATTCCGCAGGCTATCACCTAGTCGAGTACGGTGGATCTGATGCGCTGACACCCGAGGAGGAACTCTCAGCGGAAGAGCTTGGTTTGTTTGTGCGTCGTCTCACAGTCTCAGGAGACCATCGCGTTTCGATTCCTATCCCTCCGGCCTCCGAGTTTACTGTTCCGGTATATTCCGGCTCTGATATTGTCGTTTTAACCGCAGATCAAGAGAGTGACGATGGAATCAAGGGGGGAGTCGTTGTCGATGTGTGATATAATGCCGAAATAACCACAGGAGGACTAAATGCCATCTTCACTAAATCTCAACGGGTTACGAGTTTTTCGCCCCGCCGTCTATGCCGAGGTCGATGCGTCGAGTCTTGGTGGACAATCACAATCTACCGGAAACCTCTGCATTGTTGGAGAGTTTCCTTCGTTCAAACAATCCGAAGCACTCACGTTTACAAGTGCTCGATCTCTCGTTGCGTATGACGCGAGTGATGCTGAATTATCGTTGATCGGTAGTCTTGCTTTCTCACCATCGTTAGATGATCGGATTCCTGCCGGTGTTGCAAGTCTCAGTATTTTGAACGTACAGCCTACTACTCAAGCGAGTGTCATCTTTGTGGATGCAGACGGAGATAACGCGCTTAAAATTGTATCTCGTGTTTATGGTGCACGAGGAAACCGTTGCACTGTTGCCATTGAGAATACAAACGTCGATCAAGTAAATATCACAGTTTCTCGAGATGGTATTTCAGAGAGCTTTGATAATATTGAAAGCGGTGATCTCGCATCTGCATATTACAGTGGATCTTTGTTGGACGGTGCAACGTTAAGCGCGACTCGCTCGGCTCTCTCGATTGCTTGGGATCAGAATGAGGCAATGAATAACGGAGCTGTTTCGTTTGATGTTTCAGATATTGCGACATCATCGACTTTGGACGTCGCTCTCTCAGCAAACACACACGCGAATACCATTTTTGTAACTATCACAGGACTGAATCTTGCGGGTAGTGCTACGACTGAGACCCTCTCATTTTTAGCGGGCGACGCTACGCAACAAACAACCGTCAACAGTTACAGCGTCATCTCGTCTATCTCAGCAACGAGCGACGATGTTGCGTATGCGGGAGACGTTGAGGTAAGTGGCTCGTTGAGTCTTACTTGTGCAGATTATTCCGATCTAAGAGAGATGATCGAGGCAATCAACGCACTCTCAGGATTTACAGCGTCGTATGATGTAGCGCAGAGTTATCCCGCTACTGAAATAGACGAGATAGAGAGCGCGACGATCGTGGGCTTAGTCAACTCAGCTACGTTTAGAGCGGATCTTTATGCTATTGTGCAGGCTCTCGGCTCATCTTTGCTCGTATCTGCGGAGAGAGCAACAAACGGAACCAAGAGCGTCGCCGAGAGCGTAGCGGGGACTACTTCGCTGAGATTGGCGGGCGGAAGCTCTACATCTGCATCTCTTAGTGATTGGAGCGACGCACTAGAGACGATCGAAGCTAGTGATCTGCAAATCCTTGTGGGTTGGTCTACTAACATTGATCACATGACCAAGATTAAAGCGCATCTTCCTCTCTCTGCTCGTGCAGGTCGAGAGCGAAATGCGTGGATGGGAGCACCTACAAATCAAGCTCTATCTGTTCTTGATGCAAGTTACTCTAAATTACTCAACGATCGAAATATCGCGCTCGTGGGTCAGAGTATCGATGTTGTAAAACCGAACGGACAACGAGCAACACTCGAGCCGAAATACTTAGCTCTTATGTTGGGGGCAATGCAAGCGGGCTCTGTAATCGGCGAACCACTGACACGCAAACGACCCAACGTCTTAGCAGTATCAGGAAATTGGGACGCGAATCGCGACGCGACCGACGCAATCAAGGCCGGAGTAGTGTCTCTGAGTTATGGTTCTCTTGGTTGGCGCGTTGAGCGTTCTGTAACTACTTATCGTACTGATGATAATCCTATCTTCAGCGAAGTATCTGCAAACGAGAGTGTAAATGCGAGTGTGAGAGACCTTCGTGCCGGTCTTGATAGTTTCGTGGGGAGCGCGAATCGTAGTTTAACAGCTAACAGAATCAAGAGCATCGCAACCTCGCGGTTAAATCGACAAGTACAAGACGGAATTATTAAGAGTTTCCGAGATGTAGTACTCGAAGATCAAAGCGACTCGATTGTCGTGAATTACACAGTGTCAGCGGTCGAACCGCTAAACTTCATTCGCATCTCTGCGACTGTAAATAGATAGGAGTTGAGTCATGGCTGAATCGGTTTTTAGTGGCGCACGAGCAAAATTAATCGTCGACGGTGAAGAGATCGGATTTGCTACCGGTGTGAGCGCATCTGAGCAAATCACGCATCAACGAGTTGATGTTTTAGGCAACATAGACTCACAAGAACTCGTTCCGGTGTCTCGTGTTGTATCAGTACAAGCGGACTTCGTGCGGATTACAAATACCTCTCTCTCTGATCTCGGTATCATGCCACGAGGCAACACTGCGGACGTGATTAATTTCCCTGAGATTACGCTTGAAGTCTATGATCAAATTAGTGATGTTCCCGTTTGGCGCGTCGAGGGGGCTCGTTGTGAGTCTCGCTCGTGGCAAGTGCAAAGCGGATCAATCGTGACTGTAAATGCTAGTTTCCAAGCGCGTCGTTTATACGATGAACGAGGATAATAATTAAATGGACTTACGTACCCTAGAACAAGGCCCGTCAAAACCTACATCGCTGATTCCCCGAGAGATTCAGTTGACTGTTGGATATTCAGCTCCCGATGGCACGCGCTACGATGATGTTTTGATCAGTAGAATACCCGATGGAGATGGACGAGCGCAGATTGATCGTCGTTCGGCTCTACTCGCTTCGGTGCCTTGGTCTCAGTTGAGCGAATACGCACAACTCCGTTTCTTAGCACTTGCGACGATCTCCGTTCACCTCGTTGATCTGCCGGATTGGGTTAATCAATGGGCTCAGGAGGACGATGATCTCCTCTTTGCGTTACGGGAGGAGGTCGAGCGTCACTCGCTCGCGTGGTTTCGCTCAGTTATGGGATCGGGTGACACAAACGAGATCACGTCCCGAGTTTCCATTTCTGCAAGCCACACTTGCCCCGCTCCATCGATCTGCTAGTGAATCGGAGCGTTTAGAGTATTGGTTACTGTCTCTTAACGATGAACAATATGATACACTGACAACAGAGCCCACAGTCGTACTACGCGACGACTCCCCGAGCACCACGGGCGACAAGGTCGCAGATCAGTGGGAGCGAGAGTTTTGGGCGAGTAGGAGCGTGAAGAATGGCTCAACAGAGACATAGTACAGAGATCAGCGTCACATTGAACGATGCCGGAGTCCAACAAAGCATCAATAAGATGGTGCAGGGTTTCGACGAGGCAACGAGAGCAGTCACGCGCACGTTTACAACAGCGTCACAACAAGCACGACAGACAGCGCAACAAGCGCAACAAGCGCAACAACAGCAACAACAACAGCAACAACAACAGCAACAACAACAGCAACAACAACAGCAACAGCAACAACAACAACAAACGAGACCGCGAGACGAGCGAGGCAGATTCCTACCGCGCGGAACCCCTGCACCTCCCCCCCGTCCTCCTTCATTACCACTAACAGCTCTCGATAGATTAGCCGGCGGGACTCCGGTCACTGCTCTCGATGATCTTGCGAGACAAGGGAGAGCGACGCAACAAGCGAACATCGAGAGAGCGCGAAGGATTGCCGAGCAGTTTACACCGTCCCCCACACGCATGGAGCAACTTGCAGGGATGGCAGGACGCGGAATCGTTTCAACTGCCGGAGTTCTCGCTCCTGCCATGTTAACAGGAGATGCGTCATCTCTTATGAGAGCGGGAGGGGCACTCGGAGCAAATGCGTTTAACTCTTTGGGGATGACACGTATAGCAAAGGGGTTGCCGGTTGTTGGTGATCTAGCGGGTGCATTGTTATCACGTCGCACGCAACGACTCGGAGAGGTTGCCGGTCGAGAGCAACTACAAACCGAACTGATGCTCGGCGGTGCTCAGAATTTAGGGGGAGCGAGACGCGCGTTTACTCAATACGGACTCAGTGCCGAACAGGGTCTCGGAATCCTGCGTTCTGTGCAAAGAGGCATCGGGGCGCGTAGCGGAATATTTGAAAGTGGCAACATCGAAGCATTATCTCGTAGCCTCGCGCGCGCATCGCTCCGCGGGATCGATACCGGTGCTATTACTCAATTTCTTGCCGGTGGTGCGATCGGTGGCGGAGCGGGGGGTACTGTTGAGCAGTCACTCGCTCGAGCCGGTAGAGTGGGGGCTATGGGTGCGGGTATGGGATTAACGGGGGGCGGGATTACTCGGCTACTCTCAGCAATCGCATCTAACACACAACGACTCGCTTCCGAAGGAATCACAGTGGACGAAGATGCAGTCGCCGGATTTATTCAAGGGATTGACATCGAAGCACGCACCCGCGGAGCGAGACAAGTGCAGGGAATCGGAGCCGTA